ACAATGAAGAGAATGGATACTGGGGTAGCCCGTGCCCGGTGGTCTACGGAATCAATAAGCCGTGTGATGAGGAAGTAATTACTTTCAATGAAGAGAACGGGTACTGGTCCTAATGAAGAAACCCCGGATCAAAAGTCCGGGGTTTTTTCTTACCATTCAATATCTTTTTTAACGGCACCTTTTCCTATTCCCGGTCCGGGTTGATAAACCAAACCACCGTGTATAGGATGTTTAATAAATGGAGTAGGCGTACCGTCTGGAAGCATTACCCTTGAACCAAATTTCTGAGCAGCTTGTTCTTGTTGTTTATTAAAAGCTTCCTTTGTTCCAAAAGTGTGTCCAATAACACCACCCAATTCAATACCGCCTATAGGCTGATCACTTCCTGTAAGGTTATACCACATTCCTTCTATTACATTAGCAAGATTATCTTGAATATTAGAAATATAATAATCAGGACTCCAATCATACCCTTCATTTCTAGTTACTTGTCTAAACATACCGTTTGATTCAGGAATAAAATTAACATTTGTATCCCCAATAATATGACGTAATTGCCAAGCAGGTGATGTTGGATCTGAATAATTAGGATCGTCAGTATAGAAACCGCCCATCATTCCACTAAATCTATCTTTTTTACTAGGATAAATAGTTGTTACAGGCTGACCTGAACCTGCTTCTATCATATTTTTATATTGAAGACTTCTATCCCGCATCCATTCACGCATTTCTGAAGTAATGTAGTCATCTGGAATTCCTTCAGTAGTGCCCTTCTGAAACAGAACATCACCAAGATACATCTTCATTGCTGGAGATGTAAGGAAATCCCAAGTTAGGTACTTAGAATAATCAGCCATTAGTATTGAATCCTTTGTTCTTCAGTCATTACAGTAGGTTCTTTTGGCATGATTTCAAGCTTAGCACTGCTATAAATATAAGCAGGCATATAATCACCCAGAATATTCTTAATTTTATTTAACTGATTAGCAGTAATTGAAGGTTTATTTGCAACTTCAAGAGCAACTGCTTCAAGTTTCTTGAGACCGTCTGGGTTCATTAACAATTCCATTACAGCATCATCAGCGGAGCCACCACGACCGGCTTCCCAGATCTTACTCATAATACGAACTGCTTTTTGAGTGTTGCTGGAAATACGATCACGAATCTGTGATACATAATATGGCAAACCAACGCCTTGAATCTTAGAAAATTCTTTAGCTTCATTAGTGTATGCAATCTTACTAATGTCTGAATTAACCACTGCATCAGAAAGACGTGCAACATCCTTGGCGGCTTTAATATACCCCTTACCCATAATAGCTTCAACTGCAGCAGCATTTTTCGGATCTGTAAGATACTTGAAAGCACCTTCAGGTTTATTTCTAGCAACGGTTACCAATTCAGAACGAATGGATCCCCGTACAGCTTTAGCAGTTTCATAATCTAATTTAGATACATCCTTGTTGATCTTATCAATAAGACCTTTATTACGCATCATATCATTTACAAGTTTACTGTAATCCACACCAGCAGTAGAAGCATAGCTTGTAGTTGCTTGTGAAGTTTGTAGGAAATGATCTGCAATCTTCTTTTGCTCTAATTTATATGCAGCATCAAGACGACCTTTTTCAGAAAATAATTTACCATGGTTAGCAATAATTTCATTTAAATCTTCCCGCATTCCCGGAATAGAATTAATGACATCTTTATTAGTCTTCATGTAATTTTGAAGAGACTTAATATTAAGTTCCCCATTTACAACTGCTTTCTTATATACATCTGCATACATGGCATTACGGGCTACCTGATAACCCTGATTACCAGTTACGTTAATAAAATCATCCAATGCAGACTTGTTTTTAATAATTACAGGTGCTACTTGTTCAGCATACTTCTTAGCAGAAATTTCCTTAATACCTTGTTCAGTAAATGGGATACCAACTCTTTCATAATAAAGCATATCCACCTTAGAAAGACGCTGACTAAAATCTCCCGGAATTTGATTACGAGCATTACGAATAACTTCATCCAAATTAGAAAGCTGACGTTGTTCAGTAGCACTCAAAGGCTTACGCTTTAATTCATTAATAGATCTTTTCAACGAATCTACTTGTTCAAAAGTAAGTTCAGGACTTTGCATAACTGTAGTAGTTGGAGTCCCTGCACGATAAGTTCCCATGAAGTAATCCCCAGTAGCTGGAGTACCTTCAATTTGAACTTTTCGGGGTTTGAGAAGACCCATGATTTTGTTATCTAATGATGTATTTTTACCAAATAAATCACGAATATTATTTTCTTGTACGTAATTATAAATAGATTCTACTGCTTTACTTGGCATTTTAACATTTGCCTCAGTAGCTTCACGTATAACTTGATCATACAAAGGTGATACTTCTTTTCTAGCTAGTTTCTCTCTAGCATTAACTAGATTTTGAATAGCCTGACCACGCTGTTCTTCAGTGCCTACAGGTACTAAACGGTCAGAATATTGTTGAATTCTAGTATCAATTTCTTGGCGGCGTTTTAGAACAGTATCCAGATCACCTTCCATCTTAGCTGTTAACTGACCCGGATTAGCAATCTTTGCATAACGAGTGCCAAAGATATTTTCTGAATACCGATCAATTGAATTTGTTAGAATACGAAGTTCATTATTTACTTGCTGACGAAACTCAGGATTAGCTTTAGCTAAACGACGTACTTCTTTTGAAACTACAGGACTTTCTGACAATGCCACTAGAATAGGCATATTACGCTTATCAATTTTATTACCAATACGATTAAAATTAGTTACAATTTCTTCAATATTTTCAATACCATCTTCTTTAGCAATATCTTGAAGAAGTTTCTTAGCCGCACCAGAAGAGTAAGCTATATTTAATTCACTTGGATCAGTTTTAACATTATTAAATTTATTGAGAAGTTTATTAGCGACTACCCTAGTAGTTTTACCAGTAACATCAATTACATTACTAGCAGCTAAACGAGTTGGAGCAGTTACAGCAAAAGTACCAGTAACACCGCTCAAAGAACCAACAGTACGACCAAGGCCAGTATCTTCACCAGTTAATTTTTTTTCTGCTTCTGCACCAAGTTCACCACCAATATCCGCAGCTATGCCAGCACTACCTAATTGAAATGCACGTCCAGAAAGACCTGAGAATTTAACTGGGGCAGCAGCATAACCAACTGGATCTGACATCATACGCACACCACTTCCAAGTGTACGAGTGGTTGGATCAGGTGCTTGAAGATAAGGATCTGCACCAGTAATAGCAGCACCAGATTCACTCAGGCGTTGAATATTAGATCCCCAACGCTCTGGAATAGTGGTTGCTTTATCTGTAGCCACATTACCAGTAACCAATGCTGTAATTGGATCAATTACAAATGTATCCAGAATAGATTCACCAATAACAGCCGTGTCAGTTAAACCTAACTTAGCTGCGTTTAGGAGATATTCAGTAACAGATACTTTTGGCTCTTCTTCTGAAAGTTTAGCAGTCGTAGGATCAAATCCCTGAGATACTGGACGAGCGGTAGTTGGGTCAAAAGCCATTAAAGAGTCTCCCAAATATCATTACCTTGTTCATCTTTACCGCCATATTTAGCACGATTGCCAAACTCATCTACATAAATTTCATTCACTTTAAAAGCAGACGCTTCTGGCATTGCACCGCCAATATCAATAGCAGCCTTGTTACGATTATACACCAAAGACTGGTCAATATAGGATTGCGGTACATTTCTCATTGAAAAACGTTCACGACCTTCTTGAATTTTCTTTGCTGCTCTACGGTTTTGAACGCTTTCAGCAGCAGCTATCAATTCTTTTACATCTTGAAGAGTTTCTGCAGTAGGTGTACCAGTGATGGTTTCACTCGCCCAATCTTTAAGTCTAAGCAAAATATCACCAGAACGAGTAGTTTGATCTACTTCATTTTGACCAATCTGAGAATCTCCAGCTAACTTAGTTAAATAACGCTTAATCTGAGGCCAGCCCTTAGTATTACCTTTTTCAACTTCAGAAATAAAAGATCTAATTGTATCAATAGTTTCTAAATTACTATCAATACTTGCAAATGCTTCTTTTTTATAAACATCGATATCCTTAAGATTACTCGTAAGAATTTCTTTTCTTTTAAAAATATCTTGAATACGATCACGAATTACACCTTCTTGCTGAGGAGATACACCCTGCATTTGTTTGTAAAGCATATCCAATTCAGCATCATATTCAGGAATAGTTAAATTCCCAATCTTACGTTCTTGAACAGTAGCCCCACCACTAACTGCAGCAGGTTGTTGTACTCCATATTCAGTAAACATCTGTCTTTCATAATCAACCATACCAGTAGGGGTTACTTCAAGAGAAAGAAAACGATCTTGAAGTTCTTCTAAACTTGGAGGATCCTTCTTTCCAGCACGAATCATTTGATTTCTTACAGATTCTGCACGAATACGTGCTTCACGAACATCGGCAGGTTCTTTACCACTAATAGCAGATGTCAAACGAGAAGCTTCTAACAGACGTCCTTGTTCATAAAAATTAACGGCACGATCATAATCTCCAAATTGAAGAAACTTCTGTGCTGCTTGATACATTCCTTCTGGAGTAGTAAGATCAACACCAGCTTTAGTCAATTGAGATTCTGGAGTTAGTCCAGCAAGACCCAACAAACCCTTACCAAGACCGGCACCAATCTGCTGTCCGGCTTTTTCCCAAGCTTGTGCTCTTGGATCTGCAATAATTTGAACAGCCATTATTTACTCCTTACCACTGGCTAGCCAGCATAGCAGTTTGTTGACTAAATGGATTTGTACCATATTGTAATGCTGTAAACGGACTAAAACCAGCAACACCACCACCCATCATAGCACCACCAAGAGCGTTACCAAGGCCGCCAGTAAATGCTCCAAGGCCTGCAGATAGAGCAGTACCAAGAAGACCAGAACTACCTTGAGTATAAGTAGGTGTATAGCTACCAGCAATCTGCCCCATAGCCTGACCAATGCCGGTACCAGTAGTCATCAAACCAACAGGTGCTTCATAGATACCAGCCATTGCAGCAAGGTCTGCAGCTTCTCGTTTACGCATAGCATCCAATAGATTTTGAGATTGACTAAATGCTTCACCCCTAGCTTGACGTTTACTTGCTTCTTGTGCCTGAAGAAGAGCTTCTGAACGAAGAGCACCACCAGTACTGCCCAACATACCTTGTCCAAGCAGACGGTTTTCCAATGCAAGACGTTCTTGTTCCTGAGAACGAAGAAGATCCGGTGCTACATACTGTTGATAGTAATCTTGTGCAGCCTGTGCAGGATCATAACCTGAGATAGCGGCAGTCTGCATACCCATACGTTCACGGAACATATCGGCCAATGCCTGCATCTGAGGATCAATGGTAGTGGAGATTACACGGCCTTCTTTATCTACCGTAGTACCACCAATACCAGCAGCAGAAACACCCCAAGGTGTTGCCTGTGCCATTACTTCTTCCATAGAAGGACCAACTTGTTGTGGTTTACTTCCAAAGATTGATTTTGTAATCCCGCCCATAATTACACTTCCTTCTCAAGTATATGTCCGGTAATCTTGTATCCGAACTTTTTAGTAAAAGCCTTTGGACTTCTCCGAGTGGCTATTAAAATTGTTTTAAGGTCTAACTTCTTAGCTAATTCAATACTAAAATTATCCCAGTATTTACCATTCCCATATACATTTAATAACACTAACTTACTTTCATGTATATTCCAACTCATAAACCCGTGTTCATTTACTACTATGTTATCTCCATAAATGAAACTATCCCCGGATTTATCTAAGTATCTCTTAATGTCCTTCTGAGTTATCACGCAGTACGTTTCCACATATATACAGTAATGTACGGCTGGAGATTGGCGTTTGTGCCAGAGGAACCAGTTGAATTTACAGTTGTTCCTACCGTAATTCCTGTAGTAGCTGTAGTTGTATCTCGATTATAAGAACCTTCAACAAAAGGTCCGGTTCCACCAGTTCCAGAACCGTTTGCAGTTGCTTGTATTTGATGCTTATGGCCCGGATCGGTAACAGAAGAAGTTGCAGTATGTGTATGGCTTACAACAATTGCATCGCTACTACCACCAGTTTTCTCTGCAGCATTGAAATTACTATTACTTGCATCAAAACCCACAGGTACACGACCAGCACCAAAAGCAGTCCAAGTACCAAAACCAAGAATACTTGCAGGGTTAGTACTATTGGTAGCATTCATATAGATACTACCAACCGGATATACTGAGGAAAGAATATCTACAGTCTCAGCCTTGGAGTTAATGGCAGTACGGACTGCTTCAAACTCAGTCTGAAAATCATTACCTGAGATAACCTTGGCTGGATCTGAATCAGGAAGTGCATCTTTACCGGACCAGCTAATTTGAATGTTATAGTTTGACATTTATCTAATCTTCCCTTCTTTTGCTAGGAGTGCCATACTTTGGAGGCTGGCTTTATATCCATTAATACCTGCCTTCATTTCAATCTGTAGTACTTTACCAGTACGGCTCAGGGGTATCTTATATTCCGTTGGATTGTAACCCGGACTATAAGTAGCACTACTATATAAACTGGTAGGAGCATTCCAAAGGAAAACAGCACCAGTAGCGGTTGGAGTTAGTGTAAAACTTTGAGTAGTCCCGTTGACATTATAATCCCGATACCACGTAAAATCAACATTCATGTCCTTACCACCCACAATTACACCGAAAAATTCCTTGAGGATCTTGGTAATACTGGGGTTGGAACCTACTTGGGAAAAGTCCAGCCAAACGGTACGGAAGCTACCAGTGTAGGATTGATTGGTAGTGCTCCAGCATTTTGAGTTAACGGATTCCCAAGTGTGTCCTGCAGCTTCACAAGCTACCTGAGTACCATAGGTGGCTGTTTCATCTGTTTTAATTTGATCAAAATAGTTTTGATATTTAGCAATATTTGCACCCACATCATTTCTACCCATCCACATAGTACCATCTACTGTGGATAACATGGCTGTTGGACATTGACCAGAATCAAATACAAATTTACTTACACGGGGAGTGCTATCAGGATTAATGATAGTAAAATCCATGTAGTAGATAGTATTACGGTCAGGGAATGCCAGCATATAGAATCCACCGCAGAGGCAGTAGGCAGCTTTACAGCGTTCCATATCTGCAGTAGTAATATTCAATGCCAATTCATCACGGATATTCTTGGAGAAATTCCGTAAGGGCATTTTACCATCGGAGGTTACAGTACGTGCCAAGGAACGGACACCAGTATTACTAAGAAATAGGATGTCATCACCAAGATTGGCTACTGAATCACGTGCTTTCAGTCCAATACCTTCAATCAATTCATCCAATGCCAGCGTAGTAGGATCATCTGGATTATTGTAGATGGCAATATTCTTAGTACCAAAGATTATCAGCTTACCCATGAAGGCTTTGATGGCTACGATTTCATCATTACCCCAGACAGTCTTAAGGTCAATCTGTCCTGTCTGTCCTGCTGCACCAGTATTCCACTTGTCCCCCTGCAAGGTATCTGAATAGTAGATGACATTGTTCTTTTCAGTCATGCCACCTACCCACAATCTACCGTACTCTCCTAGGACACAACTGGGATCAAACGTAGTAATACCGGATGGAGGATTGTAACTGCCCAGATCAACAAGATCAGTCCAAGCAGTGCCGCTATAATAGACAGGAGTATGTCCATTCTGCACACCGTACAGTTTTTCATTAAAGTTTACCCATTGCCAGTGTCCACTAGAGATGGTTTGAGGAGTGCCAGTACGAGTAACTGCATCTAAGGTATATGGAGAATTGGCAGTATTGATCTTGTAGATGTCACCATCAGTACCACAGAACATCTCAGTGGAACCATTTGCTTTCTTATACTCTACAATACTCTGTACCTCTTCCCCAGTTACTGTAGTACTTACTTGCTGAATACCCTTACGACTGGAGATACGTCCCTGTTCATCAAGGATAATGTTATCAGCCTTAGCAAGCCATTGTGGTGGTAATGCACCGGGACTGGCCTGAGTGTTTAATCCATAAACACCTAGGTCATTAAGTACTAGGGGCGATAGTGGTTTAGCTGACATAGAAATCTACTTCCCCAATAGTACGGCCAGCATCAATTTGAATGGCATCTGACAGTGCATTGGTGTATTGACCAAAGACCATATCACTTAGACTACCACCGTCCTCACCACGTTCAGCAATAGCACGTGCCCATGCACCGAGGATTACTGGCTGATGCGGTGCCTTAAGTACAGTCAACGGTGCATCAAAATCCCCCTGTGGATTTACTACACGGAAGGTAATATTGTAGACAGCATCAGGTACAGCTTCAAACTCAATGAGCAATTCACCAGTACTTGAGTCTACACCAACTACTGAATAATAACTTGGGATGGTTTGCTGTACTGCACTAGTGGGATACTTGGTAGATTGCAGGTAGGCATCGTTCATTTCCTGTAGGATTGAACCATTACTTTGTTCCTGTGCCATTAGGATACGGGAACGTTCATTGGTACCAGTCAAAGTATACTGCCGTGTACCTGCTACAGTAGTAATTGTCGTAGAACTTCTAAGGATACTCCAGTTCCAAGCATCTTCAACTTCACGTTTAGCTTCATTTACTAAATCACCAATTAGTTTCTGGTAATCATTTGTATTTGTAGAGGACGGTAGGGTACCTGACCAGTTACCTGAGATACTAGTTTCACGGAGTCGGCGTAGGACTGCATTAATAATTTCTACGTAGGTCATTTCTTTTTCCCGAAGATGAGGGTAAACAGGTTAATTATACCATTATAAATCTCCTGTGGGGAGGGCAGGAGCCAGCCCATGATCATCAGTATCCACACCCACGGAGGTACTTCCTCATTAATAATCTGAGTACCCAATACACGATTGGCTTGATCAGCTACTTGTGCCTGATCCCCAGTACGAGTTTGACTACCTACAATCTGCTGAGTATTCTCAGCCCCTGCCTGTACATTGGCATTTACTCCCGGTGAGGGGAGTATACTACTTAACATACTGCAACCTGATAGGAAGAGGAGACTAATCCCGAGTACTAGACTTTTCATGTTCACGGAGGATCATAAAGATGTCTTTCAGAGTGGATTTAATTTCATCAATATCATCACGATACTCTACCTTTAACACATACTCCTTAGGAATATCTGCTACTTGTTTTTCAATAGAACGTACAGCATCGGACAATCTTCCAAGGAAGAATCCAATCATACCTACAATCAAAGAAACTAATCCGAGAATCGTATCTGATAAATCCATTACCACTTCACCTTGTCTGCAACAGCTTTACACATAGTAACGAAATCTTCTTGGGTATAGGATTGTTTGCACATATTTACCATACTTGT